TTTACAATAGCAATAAAGTAAACGAAGAGATTTTAAAGAAAGAAGGTTATCTAGAAGAGCGCGAAGCTAAGATTCTTCTATATAAATTTCTGCGCAGCAACATTTCGTTCGCTTCTGAGATTATTTGTGGTGTAAAACCGTTTCCGTTTCAGCATCTCGCAATTAAAACGATGTTTGAAACAGATTACTCCATGATGGTATGGAGTCGCGGTCTCTCCAAGAGCTTCACCTGTGCTGTTTTCGCTGCATTAGACGCGATTTTGAATCAAGGTGTTCACATTGGCATTGTAAGTAAAACATTTCGTCAAGCAAAGATGATTTTCCGCAAGATTGAGGAAATCGCGGACAAGCCAAATGCTATTTTCTTAAAGCAAGCTATCACAAAGGTATCTAAGAGTTCGGACGAATGGACAATGGAGTTTGGCCGCAGCAAAATTACCTGCTTACCACTTGGTGACGGTGAAAAGCTTCGTGGTTTTCGCTTTCACCGTATGATGATTGACGAGTTCTTGTTGATGCCCGAAAGAATCTTTAACGAAGTTATTATTCCGTTCCTTTCTGTTGTGCAAAATCCAACAGAGAGAAAAGAAGTATATGATTTGGAGACTCAGTTGATCGCTAGAGGAGATATGACTGAAGAAGAGCGTTTTAGATGGCCGAATAATAAAATTATTGTACTGTCTTCTGCGTCTTATCAGTTTGAGTATATGTATAAGTTGTATAAGCAATATGAATCGCTTATCAAGTTTCCGGAAAAGGATGGAAAAGGTAATTCGACTAGAGCTATCTTGCATTTCGCTTATGATGTAGCTCCTCATGGTCTTTACGATGAAAGTTTGCTGACTCAAGCCAAGTCAACTATGTCTGAATCACAGTTCCAAAGAGAATTCGGTTCTAGATTCATGGACGATTCTTCTGGTTACTTTAAACTAAGCAAGATGCACGAATGCACAATCAAGCCGCTTGAAGGACAGGCTATTGAAGTGGCTGGTCAGAAAGGTTCTGATTATATTTTAAGCTTCGATCCTTCGTGGGCAGAGAATGAATCGTCTGACGACTTTGCCATGAACCTTATTAAGCTCGATGTTCCTAATCGCAAAGGAATTCTCGTTCATAATTACGCTGTATCAGGAACTAATCTTAAAAAGCACATCGACTATTTAGCTTACTTGATGAATAACTTCAACATCGTTGGAATGTGCGGAGACTATAACGGCGGCGTGCAGTTTATTAATGCCGCAAACGAAAGCGAAGTATTTAAAAACGCTAAAATCGAAATTAAAATGTTTGAAGCTGATTTTGATTCGCCTGAAAAGTATCAAGACGAAATTCGTAGAGCAAGAAGAGCGTATAATTTAAAAGACACTCGCATTTGTTACCTTAGAGTTCCAACAAGCTCTTGGATTCGCTACGCTAACGAGTTATTGCAATCTAACTTCGATCATAGAAAGATGTTGTTCGCCGCAGAAGCTGTTGATAACGATTTCACAGCTCAAAAGAACAAGACCATTCCAATTAAAACGATTAAATTCTTCCGTGATCAAGAAGATAATCAAACGAACGATGCAAAGATGGTCGATTTCGTTGATCATCAATCTGATTTGATCGAATTGGTTAAAGCGCAATGTTCCTTAATCATTCCAACAACAACAGCTAATGGACATCAGAGTTTTGACTTGCCGCCAGAACTAAAAAGACAAAGTGGAGCAGAAAAAACCCGTAAAGACTCATACTCTTGCTTAGTATTAGGCAACTGGATGATGAAAATCTATTTTGATATGATGGATTGTCCAGAACAACAGCCGCAAACTTTTACTCCGTTCTTCGTGAGGTAAAACGAAAGTCATAAAAGTACTTTTGATACTTTTAGTGTAACTTTTAATATATAATCATATGTCGCGTTCATATAACAAGAAGTCGGACTATTGGAGCAAGTTCAACAAGCCAGAAAGCAGCTCGCTTCCTGTTCATAACAACTACGAACCAAAGCTTTTAGGAGAATCTTACTTCACAGAAGTTGCCAAAGCTTCTTATAGCCGTCCAGTTCAAGGAGCTACAGACACAGCACAGAGCACAAAGATTCCAAGAAACGGAACTGACCACAACATTCGCCGCTATGCTCTTTTGAGTCAAGGAATGCTTCCTTATCAGTTCTCTAAAGACGGTGTTGACATTCGTGATGCTATTTTGCTTTGCCAAAAGGCTTACGCAAACGTCGCTTTAGTTAGAAACACAATCGACATTGCCACAGAGTTTGCTAACACAGAGATTTATCTTGAAGGCGGCACTGCGCGTAGTAGAGAATTCTTTACTAAGTGGTTTGAGAAGATCAAACTATGGAAATTGAAAGACCAATACTTCCGCGAATATTATCGCAGCGGAAACATCTTCTATTACCGTATCGACGGCAAATTTAAAGCAGAAGATTTTAAACTTTTGTCTGGTTTAAGCGAAAACGGAGTCGTCAATAACAAGATTCCTCTTCGCTACATCTTAATTAATCCTTACGAAATCGTTGCTAAAGTTTCCGCTTCATTTTCAGAAGCGATTTACGAAAAACTTCTTTCTGAATACGAGTTAGAAAGACTCAGAAATCCAAAAGACGACGCAGATAGAGAATTGTTTAAAGCTCTTCCTGCTGATATGCAGAAGAAGGTTAAAGATAAGGCTTATTTTAGAGATGGATTAAAGATTAAACTTGATCCATCATTTTTGCTATACTCTTTCTATAAGAAACAAGACTACGAGCCATTTGCAATTCCGTTTACCTTTCCGATCATGGAAGATGTTAATGCGAAACTGGAATTAAAGCATATTGACCAAGCTATTTCTCGCACAGTAGAGAATGTATTGTTGCTTATCACTATGGGCGCGCCTCCTGACGAGGGCGGCATCAATCCAGCAAATATGGCGGCAATGCAATCGTTGTTTATGAACGAAAGCGTTGGCAGAGTTCTCGTTTCTGACCATACAACAAAAGCTGAATTCATTATTCCTGACTTAAAGAAGGTTGTTGGCGAAGAAAAATACAAGATTCTTAATCAAGATATTAAAGAAGGCTTAATGAACGTTCTTGTTGGCGACGACAAGTACAACGGTCAGACCGCGAAGATTGGCTTCTTCATGGAGCGCCTTAAAGAATCGCGCAACTGTTTCTTGAACGACATTCTTCAACCAGAAATCATTCGCATCTCAAAAGATTTAGGATTTAAAGCTTATCCTACTGCTAAATTTAAACAAATTGATCTTAAAGACGAGATTCAATATATGCGCACAGTTAGCCGTTTGATGGAGCTGTCGATTATCACTCCAGAACAAGGTATTGAAGCTATGGCTAACGGCAAATTGCCTTCTTCGGAAGAGTTGAGTCCAGCGCAAGACAAACTCGTAGAAGAAAGAAAAAAAGGATACTACAATCCTCTTGTTGGCGGCGTTCCATTGATTGACGATCTGGGCGCACCAGAGCCAGCTGCTCCTGTTGCTGCTGGAAAGCCAGTTAATAAAGTTTCGAGAACTCCAACGGCAAAACCAAAGAACTCTATACCTGGTAGACCACTAGGAACAAAATCAAGAGCTTCCACTTCTGATATTCAATCTACTGTTTATGCAGTTGATGCTTTCATGAAAGCTTCTGAGACGTTCACTGCTGAAAAGTTTGGCGTATCTAAGCTTAACGATCAGCAAAAATCGAGCGTAATCGAGCTATGTAAGAAAGTTGTTGCTGCTTCTAGCAAAGAAGAATGGACAACTAGAATGCAAGCTTGTGTGCAAGATTTAAGCAACATTGAAAAGCTTCAACCAATGAAAGAAATCACTGATACTGCTGATGAATTTCTATTGGACGAATATTCTGCGGCTATTTTGTACCATTCTGCTGTAAAGTAATTCATGGCGTTTAAGTATAAGACGAAATTAGATAACATTTCTGTCGCTTGTCACAAAGTGGGCAGCAAAGATTTTCAAATTTCCAAAGCTTCTCTTGATGAGCTGAAAAAGCTCTCTCCAAATATTAACTTTGAAGATAATCCTGATTTATTAGGAGTGTCTTTTAACTTAGCTGTGCCAAATATGGTAAACCATAATGGCGACGGTATTTCAGGAGCTACTGCTGCTAAAATCGCTAAAAGATTTGTTAACAAGTATCTAAATATCGAGCATAACAAGAAACGTGTTATCGGTCATATCACTAACTACGGATTTAATAGATTAAGCGACAATGTCTCCATGACAGAAGAAGAAGCGAGCAAAACATTAGATCCATTTTATTTATCAGTTGCAGGAGTTGTTTATAAAACAGTAGATTCGTCTTTTACTTCTTTGATGATTCGCAATTCTGATCCTGCTGATTCGTTCAGAAACTCAATTTCGGCAAGTTGGGAAATTGGTTTTAGCAGTTATTATTTAGCTGTTGGAAGCGACAATTTAAAAGAAGCGGACATCATTACTGATCCAGAAACTGTTGCAGAATACTCAAAATTTTTAAAAAGTAGAGGCGGCAACGGAAGAATGCAAGATGGCACAGCGATTAACAGAGTTATCGTTGGAGAAATCTATCCGCTAGGAGGAGGATTCACTACAAATCCAGCTGCGCAAGTTAATGGCGTAGTGGCATTTGATTCTAAGGTTTCAGTTTCTCTCCGAGACTCCGAAGATGAAGCTTCAGAGGAGGAGCCGCAAGATTTAGAGATGCAAGATTCATCAAAAGATTACCGTCACGAGGTGATGGCGTTTTTAATGAATAAAAAATCAAATTCCATTTTAGAGATAAAAAATGTAAAAAATATAAACCATATGGACT